GTTGTTCCAGCTACTAACATGTTAGTTGTTACTTGACCATTTCGGAGAAGAACAACCTTACCACCAACCTGCACTTCGTCTTTGTGCCAATTGATGTGTTGTCTTGTCAAATCATAGTTAACAACGTCATTTAGTAAAACACCGATTGGTTTACTGCCAGAGACAGCAGCAGCATATGCTACTACGGCATTGGCATCATCCATAGAGACACCAACGCCACTAGTTGCTGTTACAACACTAGCAACACCACCACGCTCAACATAAGTTGAACCAGATGGGATGGATGTCATGAAAAATGAGATATCTGTTAAAAGTTCAACGCGATCTGATTTAAGAGCCATGTTTTTATTCTCCCTTATTGAGTTTTTTACCTAGTCTAGCACATACAAAATCAACCAATGCCGCGCGAGTAGTATCTACAGATTCTGACTCGTCGCTACCAGCACTAAGATCTAAATCTTGTGAGTTTGGTTCAACATTATCAAGAGCATCCTCAACAGACTGTTCAGCCTCTACCTTTTTCTTTGGAGGAGCAACTGGAACTTTCTTTGCGGCATTTGATACTAGCTCTACCATAGCTTCGAAAGCTGAGTCTTCTAATGATTCAAAACTATCAACAGCAGAAGCTGCGACTTCTTGATCAAGACCCTTTTCTATTAGAGAAGCCATTCTTTTCATCTTCTTCTCTTTTTTTAGCATTTCTTCTTCTTTGTTTTTATAGGCAGCTATTGCTTCGATAGCAGTCTCTAGTTCAGACTTGGCCTTTTTCATCATTTCTTCTTTCTTCATCATCTCTTCTTCGCTCATTTTTTTAGCAGCTTCTGAGCTATTGAGTAGTTCGTCATAAGCAGATTTAGTTGCTGATAATTCTGTTTCTAGAGCAACGACTTTATCTTTGAGTTCGGAAAGTTGAGCATATGCATCCTTGGTTGCTGAAGCGCAGTCTTGCATAGCTTGTACTTTTTCGGTCAACTCGGCAATTTGTGTTTCTAAATTCATATTATTTATCTCCGTGTCATTTGTACTATTTTCTGATACACCCGATTTTGTATTTTCTATATTTTTTGATGATATATTCATAAAATTTTCTTTACTAAATATTATACTATCTGGATTTGCTGGCTTGTCAACATAACCTTTTCCTGAGAAAGTTATATCTCTTAACACTCTACCAACTTTATGATTATCATATGTGCCACTACCACCATATGCTCTTAAGTGTTTTGTTAAAAATGATGTATCTGCTGATCTACCTAGTATTTTATACTCACCAGTAGACTCATTAATTAATCCATAATCAAAGCCCTTAAACATACATTCCATACTAACATACTTAGTTCCGTTTTCAATTTCTGCTATTAGGTTTGATGCTCTATTTTTTAGCTCTTGATTAGTATATGCTTTATAAATAACAGAACCAGTTACTATATGAAATTTATCTGGAAGATTTTCTACTAAAGTATTTTCATCTATTGGTGTGCCATCATCCATAATTGGCCAGTTAGATACGATATGACCAATAATTAGATTTTCATCATGTTCTAAATTAGTTGGTTTATCTTCTGGAGTGTTTTTTGCTGCCCAAACCTCTTCTTTAGCAAAGATATCGTCATTTTTATTCCAACTAGACGATACTAGAACAGATTGGACATAATATAGATCACTATCATCATAAGATGCTAGCGATTTTATATTCTTAACTAGGGATTTTTGAGAATCTGATATATCAGGCTCAACAATAGAAGCAATAGTAATTGACGACTTTGTAGAGATTATTTCTGATAGACCATCTAATTTTTCTTGATCATATATAATCATTTTTATTCTCCGGTTAAGTTGTCATACACCAATGAGTAAAAATATGACTTAGCATCTTTTAATTCATTAACTGTTAATTCTCTATCAAAATCAGATTTAACATGTTTAATAAAAGATATATAACTTGAATATATTTTATTTGTGTCTTTATTATCTACTAGATTTAACGATTTGGTTACATAATCACTATCTATAGTTTTATTTGGTTGTGCAGAAAGAAAAAGTTTTGTTCTTATGTTTTCGGCTTCGTTATATTCTTCACTAGATAAACTTCTCATGTTTTTCTTTGAGTAGAAATCTAATAAGATTGGATTTAATATTTCTGCGATTTGATCCTGAGCAGAATTGGCCCATATGTGTAATTTGGCTCCTGTCTGTGGGGCGAATTCTTTTTGCTTTCTTTTTGTTGTGTCCTTGGAATTTTTGGGTCTTCCCTGTTGTGGTTCTCCTTTTAAAGATTCTGGCGAATCTTTAACGATTGACTGGCCTGTTGGTACTGATGACTTCATTTCCAGTAATGTCTTTTCATTTGCTTTTTTCTTTGGTAAGTCTAATCCAACTTGACTAGGAGCAACTAGTCCTATCTGTAGAGCTGTCTTTTTAAGATTCTCCTCAAACATAGGATCGTGCCATGGACTAGTCTTAAGAGCCATTCTGCCACTATCTCTTTCTTTACTCTCTCTATTTACTCTACTCTTTTCCATATCTGGATCAAAACCGAATCTACTCTGTAGTAGTTCATCACTAATAAGATTACGATCTGCTAATTGAATTAAAAGAGCTTTTTCTGCATCTTCATTACTTAAATCCATTCTATCAAACTCTATTTTTGCTGAGTATCTAAAGCCCATAGCTTTTTGCACTAATTCCATTTCTTTTTCCCAAAATGCTATAAGCATATCTCTTCCATATTGAAGTCTTTGGGTAAGAGTTTTTAAACTAATAAAGTTGTTTGTTGTGCCAGCCGCCCCGAAAGTTCCTGTTAAAGTAGGAGGAATACCAAGACCAGCATATACAGAATTCATATGTGGAACATATTTTCCTTCTCCAAGAAATTGATGAACACTAGTTTTACTTTCTAGTAATTCAATATCTGGACCCCAAACAAGATCTAAAGTACCTCCACCAACATTATTCTGTAAGATACTAGATAATTTACTAGCTGCTGCTTTTGTTGGAGCAATTTTATGTTCAAGATTTCCTAATTTAAAAATACGAATATTACTTATAGCTCCATCTAAAGCCGACATATCTGCTAATTTTAATTTTTCTATAACAGTTATATCATCCATGATACTATAAATCATTGGATATGCCCAGCTCTGCCAATCATCTTTCTTGTAATGAAAAACTAGAGTTTTATCTGGATCTAAAGGATAAGATTTTTTATTTTTTGCTGCTTCAAGAATTTGAAAAGGTAGACTACTTACTATTAGTCTTTCGTTATCTGTTTTGGGAGAATTAATAATTTTTCTAAGAGTTGCTGGGATAGATAATTCGTATCTTTTTTGACCCACGAAAGAAGACAATGCTCCAGCAGACACATTAACATACAATGGATCTATAAATGTATATCTCCAAGGAATCTCTCGTTTTTCAACACTGGTATCAGTTCCATCGTTCTCTGTGGTATCAGCCGCATTTGCTCTAAAGAAATTCTCTGCGGTTTTTAAACTTATTTTTGCTGTTTGTCTATTTATAACAATGTTTCCAGTTTTGTATAAATTATTTAAGAATCTTTCACTTCTTTCTTTTCCATTAATCTTCTTAAACCACTTTCTATAAAATCTTTCTATTCTTTTATTTTTATGTACTGGTTTAATACCATGAACAGCAAAGTCTGCCATGAGATCTATAACATTCTTTACCAATCCAACTCTTTGATAAACATCATCTGCTCTTTTAATTATTTCTTTAAGCTTAGTTGGCGTTGCTTCGTCTGGACGGTAATAGTCATAGCCTAATCTAGTTAATCCTGGCTTACTAGATATATTGGGTAATAGATTTGAATAATCGCTACCTCTAAATCTATAAGAAGCATTACTATTAAATAGGCCATATTCAGTCAAACATTCTGATGTTTCTTTAAGAGCGTCTTGTTTACTTTGAAGATCATCTCCCCAGCAAACGTATGCCTGCTCATTGGAAAGAGTTGCGTCTGCAATTGCTTCGCTTTTTGGGTATTTTTTAGTCATATACTTCCATTCGTATTGTAATTATATTATAATTGTATTATACACAATTATTTATAGATTCCTGTATAAATATCATCATTAGCTCCATCAACAAACCATGATGGACCTTTATACATTTGACCCTTTTGATTTACTGATTCTGAAGCATTTGTTCCTATTATCTCATAATTAATCGGAGATAGATTTCTAGTCAACTGTCTAGCGAGCATATTAGCAATTACTAATGAACTATATCTATCTTTCCTTAATTTTCCTTTTTTGCCATTAGGTAGTTTTAGATCTGGAGTATCCCATCTGTCTCTTCCTCCTGATCCTGTACTAGTTTGAGTCATAACTATTGTTGTTAATTCATTTTTAAGTTCTTCTATTTCTAGAATACACTCACTTGTAGAATCATAAATTGGGGTAAGATCAGCAGTCATTATATCTTTATTTTCTTGATCTAAAGCAAATGCTAAACTTAGTTGATCAAAACGAGGAAATAATAATACTTTATCTTCTAAGTCTTTTCTTAGTCCGTGATTAGCTTGGCTTGTCCAATCCGCTCTAGCAAACTGCACCAGCTCTAGTATATGTAATCCTTGCTGATCATCAGTATCTTTAGGCTTATTATCATCTATTACTGGCCAGATTAAAATTTCACCTTCTTCAAGCTTCCCTGGGTCGTGTAATGCTTCTTCTATGGCAACGCCACCTCCTTGAGCATCCATACCTATTTTTTCACAAGGAAAAACTTTCATGAGATTTCTAATTTTTCTAGCACAAAACGCATAGAAATCATGTTCTGAAGATAATCCAGCTTTTTGGCGTTCTTTAAAATTAGTTCTATTAGTTGTCCAACAATATACTACTCTATTATGTGTTGGATGAGCCTCTAATATTATGATACTAAAATTATCTTTTTCTGATGCTGGGTCGATTCC